GTGACTAACTCACGCATCCGTAACCGCTGGGTACTCTACCTCCGCCTCTCCGAGCAGGACGACGCATCGACCGGCATCGCCCGGCAGGAGGCCGACCTTCGCGACCGCGCCGCTCGCGAAGGCGCTGAGGTCGTTGCGATCCTTGTCGACGACGGACTCTCCGGCCGGCGACGCAGAGCAAAGGGCGACGAGGCCCTCGCGATGCTCGTCCGAGGCGAGGCCGACACCCTCGCCGTCTGGAAATTCGACCGATGGAGCCGGCAGGGCCTCTCCGCGCTCGCCGACCTGCTCGAGGTGCTCGACGACCGGCGCGACGCCCGCTTCATCGCCGACCGTGACGGCCTCTCCTCCGATCAGCCCGCGTGGCGCATCATCGCCGCAGTGCTGGCCGAGGTCGCCCGGATGGAGTCGGAGAACACGAGTGCCCGAGTCCGGTCGTCGATCGCCGCTCTCCGAGCTGCTCGCCGCTTCAGCGGAGGCGCGGTGCCCTACGGCTACGTACCGGCGCAGCGCCCCGACGGCCCCGGTCGCGTCCTCGTCGTCGACCGGGCTGAGGCCGCCATCATTCGCGAGCTCGCCGAGCGCGTGCTCGACGGCGAAAGCGTGTGGCGTCTCGCGCGTGAGCTGAACGAGCGAAAGGTACCGACCGCCCGCTCGGAGCGCCGACGCCGCGCCCGTCAGGGCCAGAAGGGCGGCAACCTCGGCAACTGGAACATGACGAGCCTCCGCAAGCTGCTTACCGGCGACGCAGTGCTTGGCTACTACCGGCATGGCGGCGACCTGCTGCGCAACGATGACGGTCTGCCGATGCGTGCGTTCGCGCCGATCCTCGACGACGCCCAGGTCGCCCGGATGCGCGACCTCTTCGCGCCCGAAGCTGACGGCACCCCGAAGCCGCAGCGTCGCCGGGCCGCTCGCCTGCTCTCCGGCCTCGTTTACTGCGCCGAGTGTGGGCACAAGATGTACGTACGCGACGACAAGCTGAGCAAGGGCGGCGCGCAGTATCGCTGCCCGGCGAAGGGCCGCGGACTGCTCTGTCCTGAGGTGCGCATTGCCGCCGGCAGCCTCGAGGAGCACGTCGTAGCTAACCGCCTCCGGTACGTCGGTCACTGGCCGGTGACGCGCGAGGAGGTGCAGGTTAATTCGGCCGGCGAGGCGTCGCTCGCAGAGATCGAGCAGGCGATCAGGGACACGACCGCCGCTCTCGGCCGCGACGACGCAGACGTGCCGGCACTCCTCGGGCGCCTTGAGGCATTGAAGGTGCGACGCGCCGAGGTGCGCGACGCAGGGCCGTCAAGGCAGGTCGTCATCGTCGAGACCGGGCAAACCTACGCCGAGGCCCTCGCCGACGCGCAGCAGGCCGGCGATGTCGAGCAGCAACGCGCCCTAGTCGTAAATCTGCTCGAGCGTGTAACCGTGCGGCGTGCAACCGTGCAGAGCGGGCGCTTCGACCCGAGCCGCGTCGACATCGTCGAGCCCATGGGCGACCCGGCGCACACGCAAGACTGACCGTCTACACGCCTACGACTCGAGCTCCGGCTCGCCCAGGTGGGGCCGGTGCTCCCGTATCCATGCCTCGACGTCGGCTATCTGCCACACGGCGCCCATGCCGAGCACGTCATACGGCGCAGGGAAGTCGGGGCGGTCGATGATCTCGGCCGCCCTCTGCCTGCTAACGCCGAGCCGACGGGCGATTTCGCCCCTCCCATAGAGATACCTCGGCACCTGCGCAGGCTAGTCACGTCGATCCCCTGTCAAACAGCAGGCCCGGCACACCGCACCCTGCACCTTGACAAGGGCTGGCCCTCGGATGAGCATCGAGTAATGCGCATCTCACGCAAGGCGACACCCGTACCCTTCGCTCCCTGGCACCGACGCACCCTCCGACGCGTCGGTCTCCTCCGATGGGCGCTCGCGTGCTCCTGCGGCGCTCCGTCGTGGCGTCGATGCTTCGACCGGCGTTACCCGACCCCGCCCGGCCCGCTCACGCGCCCCGACCCGCCCGCGTGGCTGGCCCGGACCAACGCCCTGCCCATCCTCGACCCGCCGACCGTCTCGACACCCGCCCAGATCGTCAGGGCGAACGGAGGTCACTGGTCGTGATCGCCCTCGTGCCCGGACAGACCATCCGCGTACCTACGCAGCACTACGCCTTCGGCGAGGGCGAGCTTCACATGAGGGTGACCGAGCACCTCGGCGAGTACACCCTCGGCGGCGAACGATGGGCCGAGCTGAAGGGGTACAACATCCGCCCCGACGGCACGCTCGCAAAGCAGGAGCGCTACGCGAGCGTGCGCATCAAGCATGTGCGCGTCGTCGCCGAGCCGGACGCGAGGCGCGGAGCGAGCGCCGGAGGAGGTTCGAGCGTGACGAAGTGACGGTTCTTACGTCACTTCATATTCTGCTTCTATGTCTTCTCCTCCTCCTTAAAGCATCTATATAGAGTGACGCTCTTTCCGTCACTTCGTCACTTCCGACCCGCACGCGCCGCCCGCCCACACAGCTCGGGGCCTTCTCGCGACCGCCGGCACCCCGCCGCCGGCACCGCCGAGGAGGCCCCGTCTCGCGTCTGCGACTCGCTCCGAAACCGCCGTGCACACCTCGCGCACCTCTGGCGCATGAGTCCTTCGACCGAGCACCACCGCCGCTCACGAAGGAGCCCGCGCAGTGACGCACATCTTCGACCACACCGACCGCGACGGCGACCGGCTCGTTGCCCGCACCTTCGGCGACAGCATCATGGTCGACAACTTCAACCGGGGTGGGCTCGGCGCGACCGTCCGCCTCGGCTCGAAGCAGGTCGCCGACCTCCGCGCCGCCCTCGAGCCGCACGACCCGACGGCGAAGAAGCCCGAGCCGACGCCGCCGGTCATCGTGCCGGGTCTCGAGTACCGGCTCCTGCCCGACGCTCGGATCTCCGAGATCACCGGCGATGCCCGGTCGGAGGCCGTCGACGACGAGGTGACCCGCGTCCGCGTCGAGGAGCTCAACCCGTACGACTCGACCGGCACCGCCCGCGTGACGGGCCTCGACGGTCGCAACGCGCACGCTAAGGGCCGATACATCGTCGGACGGCGCTTCCTCGCCCGTCTCGAGGCCCCGGCCGCCGAGCCCGCCCCGCTGAAGGTCGGCGACGTCGTCGCCCTGAAGCCGGGCGCGAAGACCTCCTTCGGGGGCGGTGTCTACTTCGCCGATGACGTGACCCGCGTCCAGGTCGTCAGCACCGACGGCGACGAGGTCTACGTCGAGAACGTCAACGGCTCCGGCGTCGACGGTCACAGCCCCGGGCGGCAGTTCGTCGGCCGCGCCCACCTCGGCGACCCGGAGCAGGCTCCGGCGTTGAAGGTCGGCGACCGGGCGCGCGTGACCGGCGACTCGGCAGAGTGGCTCCACGAGTTCGAGCCGGGCACCGCCGTGACGCTGCTCGAGGAGAGCGACAACTACAGCGGCGGGCGGGGCGGTCGCGGCGGGTGGGCCTGCAAGGGTGACGACGATGTCATGTGGAACGTCGCGACCGCCGACCTCGTTCCGCTCGGCTCGTCCCTGGCGAGCGACGAGGCCCTCGAGACGCTGCGGCAGAAGCTCGCGACGATGACCGGCGCCCCGGCGCTGACCCCGCGCAAGGGCGCGACGCCGACCTACTCGATCGTCGACGAGACGCACGTCTTCCGCGACGCCGCGGAGCCTGAGCAGCTCGACGACCTCCGCGTGCGGGCAGTCGAGAAGACGCTCGAGCTGTTCGGCGCGAGCGACTTCGAGGAGGTCGCAGCAAGCGAGATCATCGCCGTCGCCGCGTACATCGCGGGCGAGATCGACGCCGACGACGAGGCCGCCGCCTGATGAAGCGCCTCGCCCCGTACGCCCTCGGCGGTGCCCTGATCGGCACCGTCGGGGGCGTCGCCCTCGCCCTCGGCCTCTGGTGGCTCGTCTGGGCAGCCTGGGCGCTCTACTTCGCCGTCGCGGAGGGGATCGCCCTGAAGCGCTCGCGCTCCGGCGACACGCTCTCCGAGCACGTTTGGGCGCTGTTCGCCATCAACCTGCCCGGTCGCCCGCCCCACGAGGTGACCGGCTCCGTCCGACTGCGCCGCTTCCTTCTGCTCGCGGGCCTCGCGTGGCTCGTCGCGCACTTCCTGACCGGAGGTCTCTTCTGATGGACGAAAGCACTCCGCTCATGCTCGCGCACTTCGAGGTGAGCGACCGTTTCGACGGCGACGACGAGCTGCACTTCTACGTCGTCGGCTCCGGTCCGAGGTACCTCGGCCGTTCGGATGTCGAGCGCCTGCGCGACCACCTGACCGCGCTCCTCGGCGACGGCGCGGAGCCGTCCGGACCGACGGCCGCGGCGCCGGTCGAGGTCGGCAAGGAGTACCGGCTTCTGCCGGACTCGCGCTACGTCACGGGCGCGTCGAGCGTCTTCGTGGACGACCGCACCACCTGTGTTCGCGTCGTGCGGGGGCGGGACGGCGACGGAGACGTGCTCGTGAGCGCCATGGACGGCGACGACCCAGGCTTCACGGCACACGTCGACCCAAAGTACCTCGCCCCGCTCGACGATCCGATCGGCGACGTCGCCGACGTGATCGCCGGCAAGGCGTCGGTCGCCGACATCGCCCAGGCGGCGCGCGAGGTCGCCTCGCGGCTGGGATGCGCTGGTCTGCCCGTAAGCGACGACATCGCGAACGCCTTCACGCACTTCGCCGACCTGCTCTCGAAGGAGCCCTCGTGACCAACCGTGTAAACGCCCTCTCCCTCGCGATGGAGGTCGTCGACGACGCGACTCGGGGCCTGCCCTTCTGGCGCCGCGGGTCAGCCGTCGACCGGGCCGGTGCCGCCCTCGAGGTCGCTCGCTTCCTCGTCGGCGAGGAGGAGCTCGACGAGGGCTACGACGAAGAGGAGCCGGAGCAGGGCGAGACGTCGATCGACGGCCCGCTCGACCTGGCGGAGGCGACGCCCGTCGGTCCCGCTCGTCGCGTCGAGTGCATCGCCTCTCCCGGCGACTACGCCTACGTGCGCCCCGGCAAGGTGAGCGGGAAGCCGTTCGTGCACATCGAGGTGCACGCGGACGGCGAGACCGAGTCGGTCTTCCTCGCCATCTCTGAAGCGCGCCGCTTCGCCGCGGGCATCCTCGACGCCGCCGACGAGGCTGAGGGCGGGTCGCCGCTGCTGCACTTCGTGAAGACGGATGCGTGATGGCTGAATTCCTGCTGAAGCTCGCCGCCTCTGGGATCGTCGCGATCCTGATCAAGGCGATCTCCGTGGCGGTCGGCTTCGCTCTCGCATGGTGGCTCGCCGCCCTGATCGCCCTCGCGATCGTCTTCGGCGGCGTGCTGATTCTGACTGACGGCGACTTCTAGCCCGTCCAGACCCTCTGTAAGGCGCCACACGCGTTAGGGGTATACCGACCTACCTCGGACGCCTGAAAGCCCGCGAGAGAGCCTCTCGCACACCCTGCACGGCTACGCCTCGTCGAGGGGGCGGGGCGTAGCCGTGCCTGCGGAAGGAGTTAAGAAGTGAAGCACCGAGTAACCCTGACGAGCACCGGCCGTATCAGCTCGGCTCGTCTTGTCGGCACCGCCGACGCTCTGACCGGCCTCGCCCGGCAGGCGGAGGTGTGGCACCGCTTCCGCCGTCAGCACGGCCGGCTCGGCTCGGCCTTCCTGCTGTGCGTCGCCCTGCGGCGCGGCGTGTCCCTGTCCGGCCCCGTCGTGGGGTGCAGCCGATGATCCGACGCATCCGTCGCCGGCTGCGCGCGGTGTGTACCTCGGTCGTGCTCGTCTTCGCCGGCCTGGGCCTCGCCGCGTGCGCCGTCACCTCCGGCACCGTCACCGGGAAGCAGCACGAGCCGGCCCGCGAGTGGGCGACCTACGAGACCGACTACGACACGCGCTGCACCGGCACCGGCTCGTCGCGGCGCTGCACGCAGGTTCCCGACGGCGTCGACGCGGTCGAGCACGCGACGCCCGAGTGCTACCGGCTCGACCTGAAGCACGAGGACGCGACCGGCTCGGTCTGCGTCGACCGGGAGACCTTCGAGCGCGTGCAGGTCGGCGACCACTACGAGGAGGGCTGAGGCATGGCGCGGTACATGGGAAAGGACGACGCCGAGGTCTTCCGCGCCGTCATCGTCACGACCTACCCTGCCGAGCCGGAGTCGGACTACCCGCCGCACCGCGTCGAGCGCAAGAGCACGACGCACGCGGGGCCGTACCGAACGAAGGGCGCAGCGAGAGCCGCGGTCGAGCGCGAGTCGAGGCCCGCTCGCTTCTGGGCCGAGCAGGGCGTGACGTCCGAGGGCTACGTCGAGAAGGCGTCGATCACCTGGGAGCGCGTCGAATGACCGATGAGCTCGAGGAGACCGAGGAGCAGATCGACCCCGACGAGCTCATCGCCCAGGCTGCCCGCGACGCTGCTCCACGCTACGGCCTCGACCCGGACGACTTCGCACGGCGCGTACTGGCGCAGCGCGACCGCCGGAAGGAGCGAGCGTCTCGGCCGGCGAAGGAGTGCTCCGACTGCCGCGAGCACCTGCCCGCGCGCATGTTCGCAGAGGACGCCGCGCGACCGGATGGGTTGCAGCGCTACTGCAAGAGGTGTGCCTCCGACCGTGTAAACCGATCTAGGCGCATGAGTTAGGTAGCGGGGCCGTACGCGTATCGGCCCTGCCCCGCGACGCGTCCTGCCGTGTGCGATCCGTGAGCCCTTTGGGACGGACCGACGGCAGGGCCGCGCCTGCGAGGGGCGGGTAGGTCTCGACGTCGACGAAAGCCGCACGCGGAACGTCGGCGGACTCGGGTTCGACTCCCGACCGCTCCACGAACGCCCCTCCGGTCCGATGCGCCCTCTCGGCGTATGACGTTGCTCGAGCTCGACTCGAGGCGCTGACGAGCGCGGGCTACGCCGTCGCAGGGAAGATGACAGACCCGAGGGAAGGCTCGGGCTTACACGAAAGCGCCGTGCGAGTCGGCCAACCTGCGCACTAACCACCACCCCGCACGCCCCGGCTGTGCGCTCCCCTGCTGCTGACTAAGCGCGGGTCGAGCGCCGCCGGGGCGTCTTCGTATCCGAGGTCGCTCATGCCTACGCCGCCCGCACTGCTGCGCCTGCGCGTGATCCGCTCCTCGGGCTACCGCTGCCAGGTACGCCGAGGCGGTCGCCCGTGCGGCGCGCCTGCCTGCCGTACCGCCCCCGACCCTGCCCACCCCGACGACCTCCTCGCCGCATGTCTCGTCCACGCAGGCTGAGGCCCTGCTCTCGCCCAGGCTGCCCGACGCTCGTCGACGCCGCACTGACGGACCGACGGTGCGACGAGTGCAAGCGTGAGGCAGAGCGCGCACGAGGTACCGCGGCCGAGCGTGGCTACGGCGCAGCGTGGCAGGTGCGACGCGATGACTTCCTCGGTTCGCATCTCTTCTGCGTGCTGTGTGCTGCGCCCTCCCGTGTGGCAGACCACTACCCACACAGCAGGCGTGAGCTCGAAGCCATGGGCGTGCCTGACCCTGACGCAGACGAGCACCTGCGCGCTCTGTGCGTCTCGTGTCACTCGAGCGAGACCGCACGGCTTCAGCCTGGCGGTTGGCACGCTGCGTGACTGCTTACCCTGCGTGACGCTTGCCCTCCCTACCCCCGGGGGGTACCTCCCATCGAGGCAGGTCACAGGACCGCTGGGGAGGCGTCTCGGAGGTCCGTCAGGTTCAAAGACTCTGCGTGACCCGCCAAACACCCCGTTTCCGCTACGCAACGTAGCGGCCGATCAGTCTGCGCAACGCAGCCCGAGAGGACGACCCAATGCTGCGCGACTACCTCTTCCCTGCTTTTCGCCTCGGCCGATACGAGGTCCGGGCCTATTTCGAGCCTCGATCTTTCGGCGTCCTGATCCGCTGGGGCCGCCTCTCGAGCGGCGTGTGCGTGATCGCGCATCTCGGCCCGTTCGGCGCCTACGCCGAGCCCTACGACGACTGACTGACGCCGCGCAACGCAGCTCGAGAGGATGATCGACGATGCCGAAGGGCGGCGCACGCGCCCGCTCCGGCCCTGCGCCCGACCCCGACGCCCTTCGCCGCGACCGGGACGCGGGCGAATGGACGGTGCTTCCCGCTGAAGGCCGAGACGGCGACCCGCCGGCCTTCCCTCTGATCGACCCCTCCGGCCGCGAGGTCGAGCTCTGGCGCGGCGAATGGCTACGCCCGCAGGCCCTCGCCTGGGAGCGCCTCGGCCTCGAGCACGAGGTCGCCCTCTACGTCCGTAACCTCGCCCTCGCCGAGCAGCCCGGCGCGCCCGTCACGCTCTCGACGCTCGTGAAGCAGCTCCGCGACTCGCTCGGCCTGAGCGTCGCTGGCCTGCGCGCGAACCGTTGGCGTATCGCTCGCGACGAAGTCGCCGAGAAGCGCGAAGGCACCGGCCGACCGGCTGCTTCCCGCAGCTCCTCGGCCCGCGCTCGCCTCGAGGTGATCGACGGTGGCGCCTAACCCCGAGTACCGCGTCGACTTCCCTACCCTCTGGGTCGCCGCCGATTGGATCGAGTCGCACTGCGTCGTGCCGGACGGCTTCCGCAAGGGCGACCCGTTCACCATGTACGACTGGCAGCTCTGGGCGACGGTCAACTTCTACCGCGTCAAGAAGGCCGCTCGTGCCGGTCAGCTCGCGACCGCTTTCCACTACCGCCGCGGGCAGGTCGTCGCCCCGCAGAAGACCGGCAAGGGACCATGGACGGCCGCTCTCTGCGCCTGCGAGGGCGTGGGGCCGACGGTTTTCGCCGGCTTCGCCGAGGGCGGCGAGCTCTACGACTGCCGCGACTTCGGCTGTGGCTGCGGCTGGGCCTACGAGTACGCGCCCGGCGAACCGATGGCGATCCCTCGGCCGACGCCCCTTATTCAGATCACGGCCTTCTCCGAGGAGCAGACCGACAACGTCTACCGGCCGTTGCAGAACATGATCCGCTACGGCCCGCTCGGCGAGACGATGCGCGTTGGTGAGGCGTTCATCCGCCTGCCGAACGACGGCCGGATCGACGTCGTGACGAGCTCGGCTCAGAGCCGCCTCGGTAACCCGGTGACGTTCGTCCTTCAGGACGAGACCGGCATCTGGACGGTCGCGAACAAGATGGACAAGGTCGCCACCACGCAGCGCCGAGGCGCGGCCGGCATGGGCGGTCGCACCTTCGAGACCACGAACGCATGGGATCCGAGCGAAGACTCCGTCGCGCAGCGCACCGCCGAGTCGCGCGTGACCGACATCTTCCGCCTTCACCGCGTGCCGCCTGCACACCTGAGCTACCGCAACAAGGTCGACCGCCGGAAGATTCACCGCTACGTCTACGCAGGCTCGACTCACGTCGACCTCGACGGCATCGAGGCCGAGGCCGCCGAGCTGCTCGAGAAGGACCCGGCGCAGGCCGAGCGCTTCTTCGGTAACCGCATCGTCTACGGCGCCGACGCCTTCATCGAGGGCGACGCCTGGGACGGTCGGAAGCAGCCGCGCGAGGTGCTCGCGGGCACGGCGGTCGTGCTCGGCTTCGACGGCTCCGACGTCGATGACTGGACGGTCATCCGCGCCGAGACCGAGGACGGCTATCAGTTCACGCCGACCTACGGGCCGGACAGGCGGCCTACCGTTTGGAACCCCGCCGAGTGGAGCGGGCAGGTGCCGCGCCTCGAGGTCGAGTCGGCGGTCGACGAGCTGTTTACACGCTTCCGCGTCGTGCGTTGGTACGGCGACCCGCCCGGCTGGGAAACCGAACACGATCAATGGGCCGCGCGGTACGGCGAGAAGCGAGTCTTGCGCTTCGAGACCTACCGGCCGGTGCAGATGCACGCCGCGTGCGAGCGGCTCCGTACCGACGTCCTGAAGGCCGACTCGTCCTTCACGCATGACGGCTGCTCGACGACCGCGACGCACGTCCGCAACGCCCGCAAGCTCGCCCGGCCGAACCAACGGTACGTGCTCGGCAAGCCGGCGCAGCACCAAAAGATCGACGCCTGCGTGACCTCGATCGTCTGCCACGAAGCGGCCGGCGACGTGACCGCCGCGCGCCTCTGGCCGTCGACGACTTCCTACGTCTATAGCGCCTGACCTCACCGAGGAGGTCCTACCGCCCGAGGAGCACGTATGCCGCCCCGCACCCGCTCGCGTAGCGCCTCCGACCTCGACCCGACTGTCGCCGCACAGGTCGACGCGCTTCACGCGGTCATCGCCGCGCGCCGCGCCGAGGTGAAGCGGGCCGAGGACTACTTCCGCGGGAAGCAGCGCCTACGGTTCGCCTCCGACAAGTGGCGCGAGTACAACGCCGATCGGTACGCCGACTTCGCTGACAACTGGTGCGCCCCGGTCGGCAACTCGCCGAACGAACGCCTCCGCGTCGACGGCTTCCGCCTCGACGACGACCCCGGTACGACCGGGGCCGAGAAGGAGCTTTGGAAGCACTGGCAGGCGAACGACCTCGAGGCGCAGAGTTCGCAAGGCTTCTTGCACGGCATCATCTCGAAGCGCTCCTACGTGCTCGTCTGGGGCGACGAGGACGATCGGCCGGTCGTCACCTGGGAGCGGGCCGATCAGGTCGCCGTCGGCTACGACCCGGAGCGCCCTCGGCGTCGCGTCGCCGCCCTGAAGACCTGGGAGCACGACGAGCGCGAGCTCGCGACCCTCTACCGGGCCGATCTTGTATGGAAGCTCGAGCGCTCGAAGTCGGGTGGTCCGTGGCGGCTCCGCGAAGGCGTCAGCCCGAACCCGATGCGTAACCCGCTCGGCGAGGTGCCGGTCGTCGAGGTGCCTAACCGCCCGATGCTGGGCGGCGAGCCGATCTCCGACATCGCCGGCACCATGGCGATGCAAGACGCGATCAATCTCCTCTGGGCCTACCTCTTCAACGCCGCCGACTTCGCCTCGATGCCGGCCCGCGTCGTCATGGGGCAGGAGCCGCCGAAGATTCCGATCCTCGACGAGAACGGGCAGAAGATCGGCGAGCAGCCGGTCGACCTGAAGAAGCTCGCTCAGGACCGAATCCTCTGGCTGACCGGCGACAACTCCAAGATCGGGCAATGGGACGCGGCGAAGCTCGAAGTCTTCACCGGCACCATCGAGGTAGCGGTGACGCACATCGCCGCTCAGACCCGGACGCCTCCGCACTACCTTGTCCTCGGCAAGGGCATGGTCAACGTCAACGCCGACGGCATGAAGGCAGCAGAGGCCGGCCTCGTCAAGAAGGTCGAGGAGATGCATCTCTTCCTCGGGCCGGCCGTCCGCGAGGTGCTCCGACTGATCGCCCTCGTGCTCAACCGTAAGGAGCTCGCCGAGAAGGTGCGCTTCGGCGTCGTGCAGTGGCGCGACGCGGAGAATCACTCGGAGGCGCAGCTCGTCGACGCCCTGACGAAGTTGCAGACGATCGGCTTCCCGTTCGCGTGGCTCGCCGAGCGCTACGGCCTCTCGCCGGCCGAGCTCGGCCGCGTCCTGAAGATGAAGGAGCGCGAGGCCGAGCTCGACCCGGTCGGCGCGCTCTCGCGCCTCGAGGGTCAGCGCCTCGCCCAGGGCGACGCCGAGACCGCGCAGCCCGAGGCCGAGTGATGGGAGCCGCCGAGGTTGCCTTCGCGCACTACCGGCGGCAGAAGACGATCGCCGGCCGAGCGGCGCAGGGCCTCGCCCGGCTCTGGGCGCAGGTCGACCGGACGAACATCGCGCGATCCTGGGCCGAGCTGCTTCCTCGCGCTACCGCGACCGTGGCCGGGGCGCAGCTTCTCGCAGCGCAGTCGAGCGACGACTACGTCGCCCGCGTGCTCGGCGAGCAGGACGTCGACGGCGACGCCGCGGGCGAGCTCCTCGCCGAAGCCTTCGCCGGCACTGCCTCAGACGGACGGCCGCTCTCGACACTCCTCTTCGTCCCTGCCCTGACGAGTCTCTCGGCCGTCAGGCAGGGCGAGAGGGCGCCGCGGGCGATGGCTGCCGGGCGCCTGCACCTCGACCTACTCGCCCGGACGCAGGTCGCCGACGCCGGCCGCGTGGCCGACGGCGTCGCGATCGTCGCCCGGCCGAAGGTGACCGGCTACGTCCGGCTCCTCTCGCCGCCGAGCTGCTCGCGCTGCGTCGTGCTCGCCGGCCGGCGCTACCGCTGGAACGCAGGTTTCCTGCGCCATCCGCGCTGCGACTGCCGGCACATCCCCGCGGCCGAGGACACTGCCGACGACCTGCGCACCGATCCGGCGGCGTACTTCGAGAGCCTCTCGCCCGAGGAGCAGGACCGAGCGTTTACACGCGCAGGGGCCGAGGCGATCCGCGACGGTGCCGACGTCGCCCAGGTCGTGAACGCCCGGCGAGGCGCACACGGCCTCGCCCCTGCCGGTGCACGGCTGACGGCCGAGGAGCTTCGCACGCTACGCGGAGGCCGCACCCGGGGCCGGCTCGAGACGACGAACGTCTTCGGCCGCGACGTGTTCCTGACGACGGAAAACGCCCGCCGCTACCGGGCGGGCCGACTCATGCCCGAGTCGATCTATCAGATCGCCGACGGCGACCGCGACGAGGCGATACGCCTCCTCCGGCGCTACGGCTACATCCGCTGACCTCCTCGCGCGCAAGGCGTGAGGCCGACTCCGCAACGGAGGCGACATGTCCACCGAGGACACCAGCAAGACTGAGGCCTACGACGTCGACACCGATCGGGTCGACGACGAGACCGCGGAGAGCGACAAGCCGGAGGGTGCCGATCAGCTCGGCGACGCCGGTAAGAAGGCGCTCGACTCCATGAAGACCAATTGGAAGACCGAGCGCGACAAGCGAAAGGCCCTCGAGAAGGAGCTCGCCGAGCTCAAGAGCAAGAGCACCGAGAAGCCTGACGAGACCCCCGACGCCGACACCATCCGCGCTCAGGCGAAGGCCGAGGCACAGGCCGAGGCGATCCGCGAGCGCGCCCTCGACAAGATCGAGGCGAAGGCGGCGAAGCTGTTCGCCGACCCCGAGGACGCTCGCGCGCTCCTCGCCGGCAACGTCGACGACTTCGTCGACAACGGGAAGGTCGACGTCGAGGCGATCACCGAGGCGCTCGACGAGCTGCTCGCGAAGAAGCCGCACCTCGCCGCGACGCCGCCGAGGCGCTTCGAGGGCGGGGCCGACGGAGGCGCCCGCAAGAGCGGCGGCGAGAAGCTGACCCGCTCCGACGTCGAGCAACTCGCCCGCGAGGGCAAGCACGCCGAGATCGCGAAGGCGAACCGGGAAGGCCGGATCGACTTCACCAAGTAGGCGCAGACGCGTGAGACGCACCCTGCGCGCATCGACTCACGAGAGGCACAACCGTGGCCGTTGACACCTTCATCCCCGAGGTCTGGAACGCCGAGCTCCTGACCGACCTCGAGACCCGCTACGTCTTCGCGCAGGGCGGCGTCATCAACCGCGACTACGAGGGCGACATCGCCGAGGCCGGCGACACCGTGCACATCAACTCCCTCGGCGACGTCACGATCTCGAACTACGTCAAGAACGTGACGAAGATCGACCCGCAGACCCTCACCACGACCGATCAGACGATGGTCATCGATCAGTCGAAGTACTTCGCCTTCGAGGTCGACGACGTCGACGCCCGGCAGGTGAAGGACTCCGGTCAGCTCATGACCAAGTCGGCGCGGAACGCCGCGCGGGGCCTCGCCCGGACTGCCGACGGCTTCCTGTCGGCCCTGATGGTCGCGAGCGCGGGCACTGTGCTGACCCCCGCGGCTGTCTCGACCCCGGACGCCGCGTACCTGCTCGTGCGGAAGATGTGGGTCGCGCTCGAGAAGAACGACGTGCCCGACGACGGTCGCTTCCTGATCGTCTCGCCCGACTTCTACGCGCTGATCCTGGGCGACGACCGCTTCATCGACGCGTCGAAGTACGGCTCGACCGAGCCGATCCGCAACGGCGAGGTCGGCCGCGTCCTCAACTTCACCGTCATGCGGTCGAACACGATCCCCGCGGGCACCTCGGCCACCTCTCCGGCCGTCTCCAACTTCGTGATCGCCGGTCACGAGATGGCGACCACCTTCGCCGAGCAGATCGCGAAGACCGAGGCGTACCGCCCGCAGGATTCCTTCTCGGACGCGATCAAGGGCCTGCACCTCTACGGCGGCAAGGTCGTCCGGCCCGAGGCGCTCGTCGTGCAGGACACCGACGTCACCGTCGGCTGATCGACCGGGGTCGGAGAGGGCGACTTCTCCGACCCCGTCTCTCTTCCCTGATACCTACTTCGTAGAGGAGCCGCACCCGTGGCAAGCGTGACTGTGACCGTGAAGAACAACTCCGGGCAGACCGTCTCCCTGTCGATGGACGAGAACGACGAGCGGATCGCTCACTTCCGCAAGCTCGTCCGGCGCGAGGAGCTCGCGGCCGTCGACGTCAAGCCGGCGAAGACCCCGGCGAAGACCCCGGCCGCGAAGTAAGGGAGCGGCGAGGTCATGGCCGACAAGCTCGCGACCCCGCAAGACCTCGCCGCCCTGCTTCAGCTCGACTACGCGAGCCTCTCCGACGCCCAGAAGGCGGCGATGACGCTCCTCGTCGAGATGGCAACGGCGAGGGTGCAGAGCGCCGCAGGCGGTCAGCGCATCGTCGAGGCGACCTCGACGGCGCTCGTCGACGTCGCGCCCGGCAACTACTCGCGGCACCTCGTGCTGCCGCAGCAGCCCGCCCGATCCGTAGAGGCGGTGAAGGTCGACGGCGTGCCGGTGACCGACTACAAGCTGACCGCTGGCTGCCTCTTCAGGCGCTCCGGCTGGGGCCGGCCGGCAGACCCGGTGCAGGTCGCCGTCACCTTCACGCACGGCTACCCGCCGGGCGCCCAGGCGCTCGAGCTCGCCCGCGACTGTGTGCTCTCGCTCGCCCGGCTCGGCTACGGCAATCCGCAGGGTGCGAAGTCGGAGGCGATCGACGACTACCGGATCGACTACGCCGAGGCCGATGCGCGGATGGAGCTGACCGAGCACATGCGGCGCGCCATCGCCGCCGCGTACGGCTCCGGCGCCTACGTGACCGGATCGAGGTGATCCGGTGAGCGTCGAAGCACTGCTCGCCCGAGGGCGAGCCGCGTCCGAGCGCCTGATGGTCGACGCCTGCGTAATCCGGCGCAAGACCGGCGAGACGACCGACGAACAGACGGGCGTCATCACGCCTGTGTACGCGACCCTCTACACCGGGAAGTGCCGCGTGCAGCAGGCCGGAGGGGCGACCCCCGCCGAGGCCGGCGAGGCGTACCGCCTGATGCTCCGGCTCGAGGTGCAGGTACCGATGTCGATCGTCGGCCTCGAGGTCGGCGACGAGGTCGAGCTCACCTCCTCGCCCCTCGACCCCGACCTCGTCGGCCGGACGTTCTTCGTCCGCGACCTCGCTCACAAGACGCACGCGACGGCGCGCCGCGTCGGCGTTGAGGAGGCGACCTCATGATCGAGCACCGCGAGATCGACGCCTGGGCCGAGCAGCTCGGCGAGGCCGGCGATGACGCTTACGACGAGGCGAAGAAGGTCGTCGCGAAGGGCGCGCTCAACATCAAGAAGGGCGCGCGTGACCGAGTCGACGGCATCGCCTACGCCCCGCACTACCCGGCGGCGATCACCTACGACCCGCTCGACGAGGCCGACGGCCCCGCGGCCGAGATCGGCCCGGACAAGGAGCTCCGGCAAGGAGCGCTCGGCAACATCTTCGAGTACGGCGCCCCGGCGCAGAACACGCCGCCCCGCCCGCACATCGCGCCCGCGGCCGATGAGGAGATGCCCCGCTTCGAGAAGGAGCTCGGCGACCTGGGCGTGAGCCTCTTGGAGGAGGGCCGATGATCATCGCGCACGCGAAGGCGATCCTCGCCCTCGCCGACGCCGACAACGATCCGCCCGCGCTCGTCGTGCTCGACGGCAAGGTGCCCGACGGCGTCGTGCCTCCGTACGTCCTCTTCTACTTCGCCGACTCCGACCCGTCGCAGGCCGACGGGAGCTCGCTCGCGAACGAGTCCGCCCGCTACGTCGTCCGGGCGATCGCGCACTGCGTCGGAGGCAACGCGACGGCCGCGCGAGCGGTCGCGCAGCGCGTACGGGCGCGGCTGCTCGATGCCGTGCCGACGGTCGCCGGCCGGCAGTGCTTTCCGATCCGGCGCGAGGAGGGGCGCGAGGCCGAGCGCGACGAGGCGCCCGGCTCTCTCGTCGTCGACAAGGTCGACGTCTACCGGCTCGAGACCCTCCCGGCCTGAGCCGCCCTCTCCCACCTGACAGGAGCACCGCATGACCGACGTCATCTCCGATGGCCGGACGAAGGTCGCCTTCGTCGACACCATCGCCAACCTCGCCGCGCCGACCGTGGCCGAGCTCGACGCGGGCCTCGAGCTTCAGCACGTCATCACGCCCGACGGCCTGATCGGCTTCGAGGCGACGACCGCGGAGGTCGCGAACGACTCGCTCGCGTCGACCTTCGACACGAAGACCATCGGCCGCGACTCCTTCTCCGGTACGGCGCTCCGGCTGAAGAAGCAGAGCGGCGCGTCTGACGAGGCGTACACGAAGCTCGTCAAGGGCGCCTCCGGCTACGTCGTGATCCGGCGCGACGAGCCCGAGGGCGACGCCTGGGCGGCGTCCGACGCGGTCGAGGTCTACCCGGTCACCTGCGGTCAGACCCGGTTCCTACCGCCGGAGGCGAACACCGTCCGGCGCTACGAGGTGCCGACGATGATCACCGACGCGCCCGAGCTGCGTGCGGTCGTCGCCGCCGGAGCCTGATCCTGACGCGTGAGGCGCCCCCCTCGTAAGACGTCATACGGGGGCGAGGTCTTCAGCCCGCCTCGCCCCCGTTTACACACCTGCTCGGGCTGACCTGACATGAAGGGCTGACCCATGGCAAAGGACGTGAAGGCGCTCATCCGCGGCGCGAAGCTCCCCGAGACGACCGTCTCCGTCTGCCTCGCGGCCGACCTCGTCGCGCAGTTCGAGCAGCGCGAGCGCGAGCTCGTCAACGCCCGTCGCGCGGCCGGCTCCTCGCTCGCCGGAAGTAGCAAGGCCCGCGAGCTCGCCGAGCAGATCGAGGCCCTCCGGCAGGAGATGGCCGAGTCGACGGTCGACTTCCGCCTGCGCGCGATGCCGCGCCCCGAGTGGCGGGCGTTCGTCGCGGCGCACCCTCCGCGCAAGGTCGAGGGCGGCAAGGTGCACGAGGACGACGCGCACCTCGGAGTCAACGCCGAGACCTTCTTCGACGCGCTCGTGCAGAAGTCGACCGTCTCGCCCGAGCTCGACGCCGAAGACTGGCGCCTGCTCCTCGACGAGAAGCTGACCGACCGGCAGTTCGACGAGCTGAGTAACGCCGCCTGGGCGCTCAACCGTCGGGAGGTTGACGTCCCTTTCTCGCACGCCGCCTCGCGGATTCTCCGGAGCTCCGGCACCGAGTAGAGGCGGCCGAACGCCTGGGCATCTCGCCGCGGAGGCTCGACGGCTGGGAGCCGACCGAGCGCACGCGGCATTTCCGCGACAAGCAGGGCCGGATCGTCCGCAGCGTGACGACTCGCGACCCCGAATGGTCCGAGGAAGACGTCGCATGGCTGCTCGCCCTCGCCGCGTACCGCGACGCCCGGTGCCCGGCCTGCGGAGGTGACGTCGAGGAGTGCACCTCGCCCGCCTCCGACGGTGCCTTCGAGGTGCCGGCTCCGACCCGCTGCCACGCGAAGACCGCGCTCGAGATCGCTCAGAAGACCTACGCCGAAACGCCGCAGGCCGGCGCGCTGCTCTGGCGCGTGAAGCACAGGAGGTAACCCGTGTCCCTACGCACCGTCGGCGTACGCCTGAAGGCGCAGGTCGCCGAGTACAAGTCGGCGATGCGCGACGCGAAGACGTCGACTAAGAGCTTCTCCGACGAGCTCGTCGACGCCGCGAAGAAGGGCGACGCGAGCGCGGCGGCGATCTCGAAGGGCGCTGCGAAGGCGGCCGACGCTCTCGACGACCTCGGCGACGCGGCCGACGAAGCCGGCGACGAGCTCGACGAGCTGCGTCGGCACGCCTCGAAGCTCGACGGTCAGATCGCCGAAACCGCGACGTCGATCCGCGCCCTCGCCCGCGAGATCGTCGCGACCTCCGACAAGGCGGGCAGGGCGAAGCTCCTCGGCGACCTGACCGCTCAGCGCCGCGAGCTGCGCGAGCTCGTCGACCTGCGGAAGACGATGGACGTCGACACGGGCGGCTCTGGCGCGAAGATCGGCGAGCAACTCGCGGCCGGCGCCTCGGTCTCCTTCGTGCAGCGTCTCGGCCCGATGATCGCCCGCGCCCCGGTGGGTGCGATGAACCCCGCGGTAGCAGCCATCGGCGCGCCGCTCGTCGCCGGCCTCGTGACCCTCGTCGGTACGGCCGTCGGCGGCGCAATCATCGGCGCCGTCGGCACAGGCGGCGTGGTCGGCGGTATCGCCCTCGCCGGCCGGAGCCCGCTCGTCAAGGCGAAGGCGACTGAGCTCGGCGAAGACCTGGGCCTAATGTTTGGTAGCTCGGCCTCGGCCTTCGTACCGGAGACCCTCGACGCCCTCGACACCGTCCGCGACCGCGTGCTCGCGATGGAGCCGTCTTTCCGTCGCGTCTTCACCTCCGCGTCTCGCTACGTCGATCCGCTCGTCGACGGCCTGCTCGACGCGGCCGAGAACGCGATGCCGGGCATCATCGACGCGGTCGACGAGGCAGGGCCGGTTATCGAAGCGGTCGCAGAGGGCCTGCGCGACATGGGCGACGCCCTCGGCGACGGCCTCTCGGACCTCGCCCCGTACGCAGACGAAGGTGCGCGTGCGCTGAGCGTCCTCTTCCTCGTAGTCGAGTCGGGCACTCGCGGCGTCTTTCTCTTCGTCGAAGGTCTGTCGCGGCTCTACAAGGTCGCCGAGCTCGTCGGCGCTCTGGCATCGGGCGACGTTGCCCGCTTCTACACCCTCGCGTCGACCTGGGATGAGACGTCAAACTCCGCGACCGGCTTGACGGATGCGCTTCCTCCGCTCAGTCGAGGCATTACCGACGTCGCGGCTGCGGCCGAGGCTACCGCCGTAAAGGTCGTCGATATGAAGGCTGCCTTCGACGACCTCTACAACGCGCAGATGACCTACGACGAAGCAAACCTCGCCTATAAGCAGGGCCTCGCCGATCTGCGCAAGGAGCTCGGCGACGGCGCACGCACGCTCGACGAGAACACGCAGGCCGGCCGCGACAACCGCGACGCGGTGCTCGAGCAGATCGGGAAGATTAAGGAGCTCCGCGACGCGCGCATCGCCCACAATGGCAAGGTCGACGAGGCGAACGCGAAGTACTCCGCGGAGATCGCCGCCCTCAAGGCGACGATGCGGCAAATGGGCTTCACGCAGACTGAAATTGACGAGCTCGTCGCCGCCTACGAGGAGATTCCCGGCCGCGTCTCCACTGAGGTGTGGGTCGAGACCGCGACGGGTGAGCGTCAGCTCGCTGGCTTCATGAAGAAGGTTCAGAGGGCCGACGGAACGACGATCACCGTCCGTACGCGGATCACGAGCGCAGGCGAGTACATCCCAGGGGTCGGCACGCTCACCCGCCGATGGGGCGGTGTCACCGAATACGCCCAGGCCGGAAAGCTCCGCGACGCCCAGATCGCCTCGCCGATGGGCCCTGCCCGCTACGGATGGGCCGAGCAGGCGACCGGCGGCGAACTGTTCGCGCCGAAGTACGGCGACATGAACCGCACGCGGGCGCTCGTAAGCTACGCCGTCGAGAACTGGTGGGGCGGCTGGCAGAACTTCGCCCCGCCGCAGGTCGTACCAGTGCCGACCGGCGGTTCGTCGGCCCCGCCTGAGGTGCGCGTCTACCTCGGCGACCGCGAGCTGACCGACATCGTCCGCGTCGAGGTGTCCGAACACTCGCGCGACCTGAAGCGTCGCGCCTCTGCTGGCATGAGGTGACCCCTTGGCAACCATGACCGCCGCCTACGACGAGCGGCTCTCCCGCGTGCAGCTCTACGGCTTCGGGCTTCCGGCGACGGCCACGAGCGCCACGATCGAGCGTTCGACAAACGGCGTGCGATGGACAACGGTACGGGGCGCGAGCCGCCTCGTACCGTCGCCGGAGCTGCTCGTGACGGTCGACGACTTCGAGTTCTCGGCCGACGTGCTCAACCTCTACCGAGTCCGGGCATTCAACGGCTCCGGTACGCAGGTCGCGACGGCCTCCGTAGAGATCACCCCGACGATCGGCGGCGTCTGGCTGAAGTCAATCGCGCGCCCCTTCCTCAACCGCCGGGTCGACGTGCGGGACTTCTCCGACGTGCAGCGTCCGTCGCGGTCGGGCGTCTTCGACGTCATCGGCCGGAGCTTCCCGGTCGCGGTGACGGACGTCCGCGCGTCGAAGAGATGGACGCTTGACGTCTACGTGCGTACCGCCGAGGAGACCTCAGACCTCGCCCTGCTGCTCGCCTCCGGCGACATCCTCTTCGTGCAGGTGCCGGCGACCGGCCGGCTCTCCGTCGTGCCGTCCGGCTACGTCGCAGCAGGTGACACGGTCGAGCGGCTCCTACCGACGCACGACCTCTCCCTGCGCGTCGTCTCGATGCCGTTGACTGAGGTCGCCGCGCCCGCCGCGGACGTCGTCGGCGCTACGTCCAATTGGCAGACGGTGCTCAACTCCTACTCGACGTGGGAGGAGCTCCTCTCGGCTCACTTCTCATGGGAGAACCTCCTCGAGCTCGTCGGCGACCCAACGGACGTGATCGTCCCATGAGGCCCGTATCCGACGACTTCCTGCGTACGGTTCGAGGCTCGCACCGCGTGACGGTCGAGGCTCGGGCCGTTGCGCCCGGCCTCACCGGGACTAACCCGCCAGGCACGCCGCTGACCGTCCTCGGCGGAAACGTGATGGTCGACGGAGGGGCCGACGTCCGTTCGACCCTCGACCTCACTGTCAGCGGCGTCGGCGTGTGGCCGGAGAAGACAACCGACGCGCTCGCGCCATACGGGCAGGAGGTCTTCGTCCGGCGGGGCGTCGCCTTCGGCAACGGAACGGTCGAATGGGTCAGCCTCGGCTACTTCCGCATCATCTCGCCGGAGCAGAGCGACGCACCCGACGGTCCCATCCGCATCGCCGGCCGAGACCGCATGTCCGGCCTGATCGAGGCCCGACTGACCGCGCCGCAGTCCTTTTCTAGCGCTGCGACGTTCGGCTCCGTCGTCTCGACCCTCGTGCAGGAGGTTTACCCCGGCGCGGTGATCACCTGGGACGACGGAAGCGCAAGCCTCGCAATCGGCCGTCAGGTCGTCTGCGAGGAAGACCGCTTCCGCTTCCTAAACGAGCTGCTCGCCTCACTCGGGAAGGTCTGGTACTGGAACCACCGAGGAGAGCTCGCGATCCGCACGCCCCCGTCGCCGACCGACCCTGTCTTCGACGTCAACTACGGAGAGGGCGGCGTGCTCGTCCGGCTCGGTCGCCGACTGACCCGCGAGGGCGTCTACAACGCCGTTGTCGTTACCGGCGATTCGACCGGCATGTCAGCGCCTCCACGGGCGGTCGCCATCGACAACGACCCTGCCTCGCCTACCTACTGGCACGGAAGCTTCGGCAAGGTACCGCGCTTCTTCTCCTCGCCCCTGATCACCTCGACGCCGCGAGCCGAAGCCGCCGCCGCGACGATGCTCCGGCGAGAGCTCGGCGTACCCGCGGCGGTCGATTTCTCGGCGGTACCAAACCCTGCCCTCGAGCCCTACGACCCGGTTCGGATCGTCTACGGCTCGGCTAACCGTCCGGGCGTCGCACGGTCCGAGGTGCACATCCTCGACCGCCTCACGATCCCTCTCATCGCGCGAGACGCGATGTCCGCGTCGACGCGCGTGCAGGCCGACGGTCAGATCGACTTCATCTAGGAGTACCCCTTGTCGACCTACGCAGGCGATGACCTGACCCCGATTCTCACCCCGCGACCGCCCTCCGGCATCGGCTACCGGCAGGGCGTCGTCGTCACATGGGACAACGTCACCGGAGCGAACGTGATCGACATCGGCGGCACGCAGCACACCAACGTGCCGTACCTCAACACCTCGGAGGTCGGCCTGATCTCGGCCGGCGACGTCGTCGGCATCCTCACCGCGTCGCCTTCGTGGTTCGTCCTCGGTCGCATCATTACGCCCGGTAGCTAGGAGCTGCTCACATGGCAACTACGTCCGTCTACGCCCTGCCGTATCAGACGATGGCCGACCCGCCGCACGGTCCCGACCTGGGCCGGCTGCTCGCGGAGAAGGTCGAGACCGAGCTCGTCCGCATCGACGCCGACGTCGACCGTCTCGAGGCTCCCGTGATCGCTCGTCTCCGGCAGACGACGCCGCAGACCTTGACGACCGGCACCTTCGCTCCGATCAACTTTCAGACGGAAGACCTCGACTCCGCTGATGGTCACTCGACGACGACCAACATCAGCAGGTACACGGCGAAGGTAGCCGGTAAGTATGAGCTCTCGGGCGCGATCGCCTTCGCCGCGAACGGCACAGGGCAGCGCTACGCGAAGTGGCAGAAGAACGGCGTCGACGTACCGGCAAGCGGCACCAACATGCAAGCGCTCACGTCCGGTCAGAGTCTCCTCGGCGCGGCGACCGTCTTCGTAACGCTTGCGGTCAACGACTACGTGCAGCTCCTCGGCAACCAACTGTCCGGCGCCAACCTCGACACCTACACGGGCGTCGACTACGCGCAGTCGGCAATGAACGTTCGCTACCTCGGCAAGTGATCGCGTGAGGCGCCACCCGCGCAAGGAAGGAGCTCTCCCGTGACCATCGCCCCGTCCAACCTCCTCGCCGTGCGGGCGCTGCTGCTCGAGCACCTCAAGCCGTACGGTCTGAGCTCGGCCGAGGTCGGCATCGTCGGCGACTCCGCGCACCGGGGCGGGTATCACTGCGGCCGGAGCCGTGTCGACCTCGCCGACTACTCCGTCGACGAGTCGAAGCGCGATCGCGACGGCCTGAGCGACTACGCCTCGGGTCTCGACATCGGCACCTTCAGCTACCGCGACGCCGCAGGTCGAACGCACAACCTGCGCACCTTCAGCGTGTGGCTCGTCGCGCAGTGCAAGGCCGGCACCGCCGACACTCGCGACATCCGCGAGGTCATCTATTCGCCCGACGGCAAGACCGTCCGGCGCTGGGACGACCTCGGCGTGCGCAGCTCCGGCGACGACTCGCACCTCTGGCACACGCACATCAGCTTCTACCGCGACGCGACGAAGGCCGGCCGCAGCCTGACCGCCGTCTTCCGCAGGTACCTCGAAGAGATTGGATTGATCGACATGCCGATGACCGCTGCTGACCGCGTCGCCTTCTGGACGCACGACCTGCGCGACGGCGACGGCTCCGACCCGGCCTACAAGGTGCTCAACCGCGCCGCCACGATGGCAGCGCAGGCTGCCGCCGACGCCTCCGTCGCGAAGGCGGGCGTCGCCCGGCTCGAGGCGAAGGTCGCCGCCCCGGCGCCGGTCACCGTCGACGCCTCGGCCGTCGCCAACGCCCTCGCCGGTAACGCCGCCTTCGTCGAGGCCCTCGCGAAGGCAGTCGCCGACGAGCAGGCCCGGAGGATGGCAGAGTGACCGTGCCCGGACCGCTGGGGCCGGACACCCCGCCCCCGGCGGTCGATGGGACGGCGTCGCTCCTGATCATGATGGCGCGACTCGAGGGCAAGGTCGACGCCGCCCTCGCTCAGCAAGGGGCGAAGGTCGACGAGCATGGGCGTCGCCTCGACGCCCTCGAGGGCGATCACGACGCCATCGACGAACGCCTTCGGGCGGTCGAGCAGAGGGCGACCGTAACGCCTCGGGCGATGCTCGCCGCCCTCGCCGCCCTCGCCGCCATCCTCGCCGCCCTGACGCCATTCCTCGACCGCCTCTACACCTGAGAGGTCACCGCCCATGACGCCACGCGCCGCCATCACACGCGCCACCATCGCCGCAGCCGTCGCCCTGCTCGTCGCCATGCTGAAGGCGTTTGGCATCGACGTTCCCGACGCCATCGCCGACAACCTTGTCGAGGTCGGGGCCTTCGCCCTGCCGCTCGCCCTGGGCGTCTGGTACACCCGGCGGGCGAGGCAGGCTGCCAACGCCCGCCCTACCGAGGGCGACGCCCCGGACGCCATCGCCACGAGCGAGGCGACGCCCTCCGACCCGGTCGCCATCGCCGAGGGCGACGCCGCCCTTGCCTCGCCCGGCACCGCCCGACCGTCGCCCTTGACGCCATCGGATGAGTAGGGCGACGCCATCGCCTGACGCCACACCGCCCATCGCCCCGCCATCGGTCGCCGTGCCGAGGGCGGGGCGTTTTGGCGTTTCCGGGGCGGTCAGTCGAAGCCGACCGGGCGCCCGTGGCGACGGACATCCCATCGCCCCTCGGCGTCGCCCTGGGCGTACACCTTCGCCATTGCCGCGCGGGCGTCGTCCTCGGCGTCGAGGTGCGCCGCCTGCCGCAGCTCGTCGTGGCCGAGCGGGTCAACGAGGACGACATCCCATCCGCCCGCCTCGCGCCGCTCCCATAGACGCAGGAGGGCACTCGGGTCGGCGTCGTTGCCGCGGTATAGCCACGCCGCTTCGCGAAGCAGAGGGAAGCCCTTCACCCCTCGAAAGTACGCCGCACACCTCGGCCGGCTCTGGCGCATGAGACCTGCGACCGATCACCGACCCGAGGAGGCACAGTGCCGCCCCGTTCCCCGTATGACGTCCTGACCAGCTTCGGCACCGCCCGCGCAGTCACCCCACGCTTCCGCCCCGGTCAGAAGGTAAAGCTCCCGGCCGAGCTGGGCGGCAAGGTCGGCGAGATCGTCGCCCACCACGGCGCACCGTACGCGCTCGCATGGCTGGTGAAGGTTGACGGGGTGCACCTCATCATCGACGAGCCGCACCTCACGAAGGCGGCGCCGCAGTGGCGACCGGGCGACGTCGTGATCGTGCGTTGGCACGGCGCAACGTCGACGCCCTACACCTACGTCCGCGGCATGTACTCATGGCCGGGCGAGCGGTCGCCGAAGACCGACGCGCAGATCGACGAGCTCTACCTCGCCGGCAAGGCGAAGCCTGTCTTGCAGTCGGGCGGCGAGCCCTTCGACGAGGGGCGGCTCTGATGCTGACCGTCCGCGAGCACTTCACCGTCGACGCCCAGGGCACGGCCGAGGAGGTGCGCACGACCTTCTACCCGCGCCCGCTCGTCGGCATCATCGGCCGCAAGCGCGCCGGTAAGGACACCTTCGCCGGCCGGCTCGTCGAGGCGTACGGCTACCGTCGTTTCGCCTTCGCCGATGCACTGAAGGAGGCGGCGCTCGAGCTCGACCCGATCGTGACGCCGCTCGACACCGTACAGAGCTCGCACCGACTCTCCGAGGTCGTCGAGCTCATCGGCTGGGAAGGCGCGAAGGAGTACGCCGAGGTACGCCGCACGTTGCAGCGCTACGGCGCCGCAATCCGCCGGATCGACCCTGACTTCTGGCTTCGGCGCGTCCTCGCCCAGGCCGAGGCCAACCCGGCTCCGGTCGTCATCACCGATGTTCGCTACCCGAACGAGGCGAAGGCGATCCGCGACCGCGGCGGGTACCTCGTCCGCGTCTTCCGCCCTGGGCAGGACGACTCCGACATGCACGAGAGCGAGACTGCGCTCGACGGCTACCCGGCCGACCGGCTCGTGCTCAACAACGGGACGGTCGACGAGCTGCTCGCGAAGGCCGACGCCGTCGCAAGTCGCCTCCGCGGATAGCTACCCCTGACACCTGACAAGGCCCCGGTGCCGTATGACTCGGTCATGCGACATCGGGGCCTTGCTGTGTTTTACAGGAAAGGCAACCCTAAGTAAGATTTAAGACAGGCCCCGCGCGAAAGACGACTCACGCTTCGTATGATGGCTCGGCACCGCCCACCGACGGATGAGAGGCCCCGAAAGATGGAGCGAACCCGCTCACGTCAGGACTTAGCGCGTGACCTCGTCAAGGCGCTGCGCAAGCTGAAGACTCTCTCCCCCGGTGACGCAGCTCGGACCGAGGCGCTTCGCGAGGTCGCCCGCCTCTCCGTCGACCTCCGCGAGCATTTCCTCACGCCGAGCGGCGAGCCGGATTGGGCGGCGCGCACCTGGGAGTACAGGCATTTCATCGTCGACCGCTACTCCGACGCGGACTACTCGCAGGAGGAGTCACGCGCCACGCAGGCAGCAGTGCGCTATCACGTCTCGAAGTACGTCCGCGAGCGACTGTCGCCGCAGGAGGTTGCAGACCTGGGCCTACGTAGCGAGTCATCCGTCGACCGATCACGCGAGCAGCGCGACGCGCGCCGCGCCCTGCTCAACGCCGCAAGGCATCAGGTCGCGCCCGGCTCCGAGGGCGGACCGGGTAGCGCCGACGTACTCCGCGCCATCGCAGGCGCGCTGCTCGTGTTGCAACACATCGACCCGGCGGCGCTCGCCGAGATGACCGAGACGGACCGCGTACAGGCACAAGCAGTGCTAAGCCGGCTCGTGTCGCGGGCCGAGCAGCTCGGCGACGCGGCGGCGGTCGCAGGGGCGGACGCGGGCGAGTGACGAAGTGACGAAACTAGCGTCACTCTATATAGATGCTTTAAGGAGGAGGAGAAGAAGACATAGAGAGAGAATATGAAGTGACGTAAGAACCGTCACTTCGTCACTCGGGAGCCGCCTCCGGCCGCCCCGCGCAGCGCCCCGCCTACCCGGCGAGGGCGCTTTTCGCATTTCTGCACACCTTGACCCCGATTGGCGCATGAGACAGACGTCCCCTTCACTACCTTCCGCGAGGAGGTCTGGACGTCTTGACGACGCCGAAGATCAGCACTATCAAGCGGGGCGGCTCCCGCTTCTACGTGCACCCTGAGAAGAAGACCAAAGTGCCGGGCGTGACGAGCATCCTCGACATGCTCCCGAAGCCCTTCCTCAAGCCCTGGGCCTCGCGCGTCGTTGCCGAGTACGCGATCGGCAACCTCGGCGAGATGGTCGGCCTCGCCCTCAACGGCGACAAGCAGGGCGCGATCGACTACCTCAAGCGCGCCCCCGACCGTGACACCCGGCGCGCTGCCGACGTCGGCACCGAGGCGCACGACTACTTCGAGACGATGGCGAAGGGCGAGAGCGTCGGCCGCGTCCACCCCGAGATGAAGCCCTTCGTCGAGCACTTCGCCGACTTCCTTGACAAGGTGCAGCCGCGCTTCGTCTTCATGGAGGAGACCGTCTGGTCGGAGAAGCACGACTACGCCGGTAGCTTCGACGCCCTCGCCGAGATCGAGGGCGAGCTCGCGTGGCTCGACTGGAAAACGACCCGGAGCGGTGTGCACGAGGAGGTCGCCCTTCAGCTCAAGGCGTACGGGAAGGCCGACTACATCGTGCGCCCCGACGGCTCCCGCGTGCCGCTGCCGCAGGCCCAGGCCGCGGGCGTCCTGCACGTCCGGCCGGAGGGTTGGGCGCTCTACCCGGTGCGACACGACGACGTCGTCTTCGAGCACTTCTTACACCTGCGCGAGACGTTCAGGTGGGAGCGCGAGCTGAAGGAGACCGTCTTCGGCGAAGCGATGGCCGGCTCGTCGGTCATGCCTCCGTCGCGGCACACGACCTACGCCGGTCAGGTGACGCGATGAACGCCGAGACCGTCGCCGAGATCATCCGCGACTTCATCGACGGCGAGTACGCCGACTTTCACGAGGCGAACATCAGCGCCCGCGCCGAGGGCGACTCCGTCGTGATCTCCGTCGGCGTCGTCGAGCAGCCGACCCGGCGCTTCCGCGCAGTGCTCGTCGAGACGGACGAGAACGGCGACCCGATCGCCAACGAGCACCTCGGGGCAGCCTTCTACGCCGGTCGTGCCGACATGCTGCGCCGCGTGCTCGACGAGGCCGAGACCTTCCGAGGCCTGATGAAGCGGCGGCGCTACTTCAACAACGCGAACGGCGTCCGCCGCTTCGTCGACTACCTGCGGAAGCAGCTCGGAGAGGAGGCGCCGTGACCGACGTTCGCTTCAGAAGCGACATGACCGTCGAGCTCGTCGACGCGATGGCCTCCGACGCCTCCGTCGTCCGCGCCGCGCGCGTCTCGACGAAGGGCGCCGAGTCCCGCGACGCCCAGGCCGACGCGGGCCTGATCCGGTACCTGATGAAGAACCGGCACGGCTCGCCCTTCGAGCACGCCGTCTTCACCTTCTACGTCGAGGCGCCGATCTTCGTCTTCCGCGAGTTGATGCGGCACCGCATCGCCTCGTACAACGAGGAGAGCGCTCGCTACCGCGAGCTCGAGCCGGTCTTTTACGTGCCGGCCGGCGACCGGCCGCTCGTGCAGGTCGGCAAGGCGGGCGAGTACCGCTTCGAGCCGGGCACGCGGGCGCAGCACTTCGACACTGTCGAGACCCTCAAGATGACGAGCCGAGCTGCGTACAACCTCTATCAGGTCATGCTCGCCGACGGCATCGCCCGCGAGGTCGCCCGCATGTCGCTGCCGGTCTCGATCTATTCCTCGGCGTACGTCACGATCAACGCCCGCTCGCTGATGAACCTGCTCAGCCTGCGGACGAAGCGCGAGGGGAGCTCCTTCCCGAGCTACCCGCAGCGCGAGATCGAGCTCGTCGCCGAGGGCTTCGAGCGGCACTTTGCCCGGCTCATGCTGGCGACGTACGCCGCCTTCGACGAGGCTGGGAGGGTGGCGCCGTGACGCCGGAGGAGCGCCGAGAGGCGGACGAATTGGCGGCGCGCGTGGCGCGTCCGTACGCACTGACTGTGCTCGGAGGCGCCCTCGTGTTGCTGCTGCTCATGTGCGTCGCGGCGGTGTTCGCATGATCGACGAAGCCTCCCCGCTTGACGTCGCATGGCTCGCCGGCCTGCTCGAGGGCGAAGCCGCCTTCGACCTGCACCGGCAGCGCTACCCGCGGGTCCGCCTCGCCATGACGGACCGCGACACCGTCGAGCACGCCGCACGGCTGATGGGGGCCTCGGTCCGCTGCTCGCTCAACGCCGCACCGGCCTCGGCAACCTGGCACGCGGAGATCAGCGGGCCGAAGGCCGAGCAGGTCATGCGGGCGATCCTGCCGCACATGCACGCCCGGCGGTCGCAGCGCATCGCGAGTGTGCTCGGCCACGCCCCGGCGACCGACAAGTCGGCTCCGAAGGTCGCGTGCACACCTGCGCCCTGATTGGCGCATGAGCCCTACGACCCGGTCATAGCGCGGTCGCCCGCGCACACCTTGCAAGGAGAATCGCTTTGGGACTCCGCATCTTCGAGACCGACCCGGAGGCAGCGCCGCAGGATCGGCAGCGCTTCTCGGAGGACATCGTCGGGCGCTTCCGCTCCGGCTATCAGATCAACGGTCGCCCCTCCTCGCTCGAGAAGTGGCGCGTCACCTCGGGCGACCCGGAGGTCGCCGACCGGATCGTCGAGCTGTTCGGCAGCGAGAACGATCAGGCGCCGCAGTCGTGGGAGACGAAGGGCGAGGACAACCTCGAGGTCTTCACGACCTCCGAGGCGGTGAAGGTCATCCTCGACGGCCCCGACGCCCTGAAGCAGGAGATGATCCTCTGGGGCCGGAACAACAACGCGATCCGGCGCTGCGACGGCATCGAGCAGAAGGGCGTCGACAAGGACGACCCGGCGAAGGGCAAGGGCTGCGAATGCCCGCAGCTCCTCGCCGACCGCAAGGACGCGGCGAAGAAGGGCACCGGCTGCCAGCCCTCGATCACGGCGTACTTCCGGCTCGCCGACGACCCGGAGCTCGGCCGCTTCCGGTTCACCTCCGGTTCGTGGTCGCTCGTGAAGGACATCGTCGACTTCGAGAAGAAGCTCGCGAAGGTCAACGGTCCGGCGCTCGTGTCGCTCGGCCTCGAGGTCGTCGAGTACGGCGAGGGCCGCGACAAGAAGCGCTTCATCAAGCCGGTCTTCGAGCTGCTCGGCGCCTACAAGCCGAAGGCGCGCCCCGGCGACGAGGAGCCTCCGTACTGAGCGCTCATCGCGTGAGTCGCCTTACCCGCTAGAAGCAGGCCCCGGGGCCGGTGCTGACATCCGTCCGCCGGCCTCGGGGCCTTTCGCCGTTTCAGGAGGAATCCGTGAGCACCGAAGCTCCGCGCGACTGGCGCGGTACGCCCATCACGCCCGGCGCGCTCGTCGTGTACGCCTACACGTCGGGGTCGTCGGCCCTGACCGCCGAGGCGACCGTCGCCCCGGCACCGTTCGTAACGCCGTCCGGGGCGATCCGCCTCGACCTCGTCCGGCGGTCGTCCGGTCACGGGAGCTACCGCGACCGCGTCGCCGTAAGCCCGGCCGGCCTGACCGTTGTCGAAACGCTGCCGCCGACCGATCTGCCTACGGCCGCGGAGGTGCGCGAGCAGCTCGAGAAGGGTCGCCTCGAGCGCGAGGCAATCAAGGCAACGCACGACCTGCCCTCGGGCTACTGGACAGGGCGCGAGAAGTGCGCTCGCTGCGGAATGGACTGGCGCGAAACGCTCTCGAGGCGGTGCGGCGAATGAGCAACCCGAACGGCGCGAAGGGCAGCCGATGGGAGCGAGCCCTCCGCGTCTTCTTCCGCGCTGCCTCGATCAAGGCGTTCAAGCCGTACGCCGAGGGCCGGCACGACGTCGGCGACCTGCACGGTCTCTCACCCTTCATCGGTCAGGCAAAGGACTGGCGCTCCTGGGAAGACGCCATGCGCGAGGGCCTCGACGGCGCCGAGAAGCAGCGCGTGCACGCGGGCGAGCACTACGGCGTCGCCTTCGTCAAGCGCGCTCGCCGCTCGACCGGCGACGGCTACGCGGTGATGCGGGTTGTGACGTTCGCTCGGCTGCTGCGCCGCCTACGGAGGGCCGAGGAGCTCCTCGCCGAGCTCACCGGCCCCTCCGATCGGTACGCCGAGCACCTCGCCCAGGTCGAGGCCGATCTCGAGACCGACTTCGACGCCCTTGCTCGGGAGGCGAAGTGACCCCGTACACCGTCGGCGATTGGGTCGAGATCCTCCCCGACCCGGACTCGCCGTATAGCCCGTTCAACGGAGCGGCGGTCGGTCAGGTCGTGTCAGTGCACGAGTACCCGCCCGAGGTCGGCCCGACCTTGTTTGAAGTCAAGCCGCTAGGCCGAGCCTCGCACCCCTTCAGCGCTGACCGCCTGCGGCCGGCGAACACCTCGCCGGACTCCGGCGCATGAGACCCGCGACCGATCACCCGACGGAAGGGATAGTCAGTGACCCTCGATGAATTCCTCGGCCGCTTCGCCGAGGTCGTCGACGAGCGCGACGGCTACGTCGTCCCGTGCCCGGCGCACGAGGACTCGCGCCCGTCGCTCCGCGTCGCCGTCGGCGAGGCCGGCTCGCTCCTGCTGAAGTGCCGGGCGGGGTGCAAGACCGAGCAGGTGCTCGAGGCGCTCTCGATGTCCTTCGACGACCTCCGGCGCGTCGAGGCCGGCGAGGTGAAGACCCGCGCCCGGTCGACCGACAAGCCGGCCGGCCCCGCGGAGGTCGCGAAGCTCGCGGCGCAGCTCGACCGCTGGGCGATTGACCTTCAGGCCGGGGCCTGCGAAGACGCTGACGCGTACTTGCGCGACCGCTTCGGTATCACCGCTCAGGATGCCGACCGCCTCGGCCTGGGCGTCGCCGACGATCTCGGTGGGGGCCGCCGCGTCGTCGTCCCGTTCCGTGACCGCGACGGCGTTCCCCGCGGCTTCCAAGCCCGCGCGCTCGACCCGAAGGCGCGCGTCCGTTGGCTCGGGCCGAAGTCGCCCGACGGCGCCTCCTGGGCGAAGGTCGGCTACCTGCCGGGCGAGTCCGGCTGGGCAGAGCTTATTGTGACCGAAGGCCCCGGCGACGGCCTGACCTCCGTCGCGACCGGCTATGACGTCGCCTTCGTCCGCGGTGCTGGCCTCGCCGCCTCGGTCGCCGACGAGGTCGCCGCCATCGCCGACGGTCGCCCGGTCGTGATCTGCGGCGATGCCGACCCGGCCGGCGATGCCTTCTCGCGCACGCTCGGCGCCGAGCTCGCGAAGAAGGGACTTTCCGTCCGAAAGGTTCGCCCGCCGGTCGACGGCGACGACCTGACCGACTGGCGCAAGCGCGACGCCGACGGCTTCGCGACCGCCTTCATCCGCGCTGTCACCTCGGCGCAGGACCCCGGCGGGCTGCGTACCCGCATGGCGGCATGGACCGACGCCGACCTGACCGACGTCGCCGCCGCTCGCAGGCTGAAGGCGCACCTCGAGCAGGCCGGCTCGGGTGTGCGCTTCAGCCCGGAGGCCGGCTTCTTCCTGCTGCGTGACGGCGTGTGGCGCCCCGACAAGCTCGACGAGGTGCGCACGCACGCGCAGGAAGTCGCCCGGATGCTCTGGGACGAAGCCGCCGCGATCGGCACGGCGATCGACGCCCACGAGAAGGCCGGCGACGACGACGAGGCGACGGAGCTTCGTAAGAAGTACGGGCGCCTGAAGCAGTTCGCGAAGCACGCGAACAGCACGAAGGGCATCGACTCGATGACGAAGGAGCTCCGTGCCCTTCAGGGCGTCGCGGCCGACGTGAACGACTTCGACCGGCATCATCACCTGCTCGCGTGCCGTAACGGCGTCGTCGACCTGCGCACGGGCGAGCTCCTCGAGCACGATCCGGGCCTGCTCCTAACCCGCCGCGTCGAGCTCGACTACGACCCGGAGGCGTCGGCCCCGCGGTGGGAGCAGTTCCTTCGCGAGGTCTTCCCTCACCCGGCAAAGCACGCGGGCCTGCCTGACTTCATGCAGCGCCTCGTCGGCTACGGCATCACCGGGCACACCGACGAGCAGTGCTTCGCTGTGCTCTGGGGCAAGGGCGCGAACGGCAAGAGCATCTTCACCGACACGCTTACGGAGGTCTTCCGTGAGCTCTCGGTCACGACGCCCTTCTCGACCTTCGAGGAGCGCCCATCAGGCGGCATCCCCAACGACCTCGCAAGCCTGAAGGCCGCCCGGCTCGTCTTCGCCGCCGAGGGCGAGCAGGGCCGGCCGATGGCTGAAGCGGTGCTGAAGCGGGTCACCGGCCGCGACCTGATCTCGGCCCGGTTCATGCGGCGCGAGTTCTTCGAGTTCCGCCCCAACTTCCTCCTGATGCTGGCGACCAACTTCCGCCCGCAGTTCAGAGGCCAAGACGAAGGATTGTGGAGAAGGGTCAAGCTGATCCCCTTCGAGCGCTACTTCGCCCCGCACGAACGTGATCACAGGCTCGGCGAGAAGCTCAAGGCCGAGGCTCAGGGCATCCTCGCGTGGGCCGTCCGCGGGGCGGTCGAGTGGTTCCGCGACGGCCTCGGCGACCCGAAGCCGATCGTTGACGCGACCCGCGAATACCGGCAGACGAGCGACGCCCTCGCCGGCCTGCTGCCGGGCGTGCTCGTCTACGACGACGAGGGCCGGATCACCGGGAAGCTCGCCTACGACGCCTATCTCGCCTGGGCGGACGAGGAGAACCTTCCGATGAAGGAGCGCTGGACGAGGCGCACCTTCTTCGCCGCCCTCGAGGAGCGCGGGGCCTCGAAGCGGAAGTCGAATTCGGGCGTCTACTTCTCCGGCGTCCGGCGGGCGAAGCAGGCCGACGCCCAGGGCGACGACGCCGTCGAGCCGGTCGAAGAGGAGCGCACACCTCCGTCACCTCTGGCGCATGAGAAGACCGAGACCCCGACGAGCGGCCCGTCGCTCGGAAGCATCTTCGAGGAGGCCCCATGAGGAAGCCCTACCGCGTCACCCTGCACGGCTTCGAGGACGACACGAGCGTTTGCGAGGTCGCGCTGACCGAGGCCGACTCCTTCCGCTTCGTCGCCGAGCAGCTCAACGAAGGCGCGGGCGCGACGACCCCGACGATGTCCATTGAGGAGGCGTGATGAAGACCCGTACCGACTTCGTATGGAACCGCGCGTGACCGCCCCGGCTGACGACTGCGGCGTCTCCGGAGGCTGCGGCGCCTGCCCGCTCGCCGGCCTCTGCGGCGACCCGGTACCGGGCGGCGAGCAGCTCACGATCGAGCAGGCGCTCGCCGACATGCCCGACGTCGACCCGGACGAGCCGCGCCCTGGGGGCGTCGGCTGCTGCGGCGGTGGGTGCGGTGGCTGACCGTCGGCTCTGCGGCTGCCCGCTCGAGACCGGGCGGTCGGCGCTGCACTACTGGCGTCCCGGCTGCCTGCCCGGCTTCGAGCCCCGCTAACCCGCCCGACCCGCTGAAGGGCCGGCTCTCCCACGCGGAGGGTCGGCCCTTCGTCTGCACGAAGGAGCTCCTACGTGAAGACCCGATTCTTCTACTTCAGCGCCGAGTGGTGCCAGCCCTGCAAGCGCTTCGGCCCTCTCCTGACGACGGAGCTCGCCGACCGCGGCCTCGAGCTCGTGAAGTGCGACATCGACACCGACGGCGGGGCGGTCGCCGCCCGGACCTTCGGCGTCATGTCCGTGCCGAAGGTGCTCGCCGTCCGCGCCGGGCAGGTCGTCGACGACTTCGGCTACATGCCCGCGACCGCCCTTCGCGAGCGCCTCGACGCCCTGACCGCCTGACCTGAGAGAGGAGCGCCTCGAGGTGCTTACCCTGACTCACGCCGTCGCCGGCACGCCCTGCTCAATTCACTACCTCGAGCGCCGCGAGGAGCTCGCGCACTTCGAGGCGTTCCTCGCCCAGGGCGACAAGGTGCTCGCCTTCGACACCGAGACGACCGGCCTCGACGTTTACACGCCTGGGCACCGGCTGCGCCTTGCGCAGTTCGGCAACGCTTCGGAAGCCTGGGTACTGCGTACCGATCTCTTCGGCGACGCGGTCACTCGCGCTCTCCGGCAGCCGCGGGCCTTCGTCGTGCACAACGCCGCCTACGACCTGCTCGTCGTCGACCGGCACCTCGGCGTGAAGGTCGAGGAGCTCGGCTCGCGCACCTTCGACACGCGGATCTTGGCTCACCTGCTCGACCCGCGGGCCGAGAGCGAGGGCGGCATCGGGCTCGGGCTGAAGCCGCTCTCCGCGGTCTACGTCGACCCGGACGCGCCCGACACTCAGGCTGGCTTGACGTCGGTCTTCCGCTCGCTCGGCTTCACCAAAGAGACCGGCTGGGCCGGCATCCCCATCGACAACGAGACTTACCTCCGCTATGCCGGCCTCGACGTGCTCCTGACACGGCGCCTCTTCGATGAGATCGGCGCGATCGTGCACGAGGTCGGCCTCGACCGGCTGAGCAAATTCGAGCACCACTTGCAGGTCTTGCTCTGCCTGCTTCAGCGCAAGGGCATGCTGCTCGATGTCCCCTACGTCGAGAAGCTCCGCGACGAGCTGCTCGCCGACGCGGAGCGCTTCGCCCAGGTCGCCGCCCGGTACGGCGTGGCGAACACGAATTCGACGGCGCAGATCGCCGAGGCGCTGCTCGCGATGGGCGAGGAGCTTCACGAACGCACGCCGAGCGGGAAGTACAAGGTCGATAAGAACGTGCTCCTTCCGCTCGCCGACCTCAACCTTCAGTGGGAGCGGATCGAAGCTCGCCGGCCGAATCCCCTCGCCGACGCGATCATGCGAGGTAACCGGGCGGCGAAGTGGTCGACGGCCTACGCGCAAGCCTTCCTCGATCTGAAGGACTCGAGCGACCGCCTGCATCCGTTCATCGGAGGTCTTCAGGCCCGAACGGCGCGTATGTCGGTCTCGCGCCCGCCGCTTCAGCAGCTCCCCTCGTCGGACTGGACGATTCGCCGGTCGTTCGTCGCCGACCCTGGGCAGGTCATCATCGCCGCCGACTATCAGGCGGTCGAGATGCGCGTGCTCGCGGCGCTCTCCGGCGACGAGACGATGAAGAAGGCGATCACCGACGGCGTCGACCTGCACTCCTTTACGGCCGAGCGGGTCTTCGGCGAGGGCTTCACGAAGCAGCACCGGAAGATCGCGAAGGCGGTCGGCTTCGGCAAGGTCTACGGGGGTGGCGCCGCCACGATCACCCGGCAGACCGGCGCCGACCTCGAGAGCGTGAAGCGAGCGCTCGCGGCCTACGACGCGACCTTCCCGGGTATCAAGCGCTACTCGCGCCGCCTCATGAACCGGGCCGAGTACGGCAAGAAGGAGGTCATTACCGCCTCGGGCCGGCACCTGCCGCTCGACCGCGACCGGCTCTACGCCGCGACCAACTACATCGTGCAGAGCACCTCGCGCGATCTGCTAGCTCAAGCGATTGTCGATATCTTCGATGCAGGTCTCGGCGATCACCTGCTGCTGCCGGTGCACGACGAGCTCATCGGGCAGGCCCCTGCCGAGGATGCCGAGGAGGTGATCCGAGAGATCGGCCGGCTGATGGAGAGCACCTTCTACGGCGTGCGCATCGAGAGCGACCCCGAGGTGTACGGGTCGAGCTGGGGACATGGCTACGGAGCCGCCGCATGACCTGCCGATACCCGCTATCATCGAACACTTGTACGAAGGAGGCACAGTGACCCCGGCCGACCTCGACGCCGACGCCGACGAGCTCCGACTCGCCGATTTAGTCGCCCAGGTGCGCCGCGAGGCCGACGAGCTCGCGACGCTCCTCCCCGTAGCCGTCGGCGCACAGTGGACGGCCGCGCCGGTCGCTCGCCCGCGGGAGGACACGGCCGAACGGTCGAAGCACGAGCGATCCGATCCGACATCAGATGTGGCTCTTGATACCGATCGGTTGCAGTTGCGTAACCATCTGCTCCACACTGAGCGCGTGATCAGGGCCGTCGCCGCAGCCCTTCAAGACGCGCGGCAGGAGCTCAAACGGGGACTTGCGGCATGGACGGGAGCTGATAGGTGAAGGACGAAGCCCTACGCGAGGCGCGCCGGGCGCGTATCTACCTCGTGACTCCGTCGTCTCAGAGCGATGACACTGAGCGCCGAGCCGAGGCGTACGCCTGCTCCTACGACGCGCTCCGGGCGCTCGGCTACGACGTCGTCGTGCCGGGCGTTGCGCACATGCCGTCCCGGTGCCCTAACGAGCTCCTCGCTCAGGTCGACTATGACCTGATGGCGCTCGAGCACTGCGACTACGTTGTCGTGACGCCCGGATGCGAGACGTTCTTCGAGCCCCTCCTCGCCCCGGCGCTGGGTAAGCCCGTGATCGCCCTCGCCGACCTCGTCGACCTGCTGCTGCCCGTCGCCTAGATCGACCCTCCTCGCTACGGCCCTCGGATCACTCCGGGGGCCGTATGCGTCTGTCGGGTGTCCGACCGGATGACCCTAGTTGACCTTACGGTCGCGATCTCGCGCGAACGGTCCATCCAAGTTGCGTGAGGCGTCTTACGCGTAGATAGTTGATCGCACGCAGGTCGTCTGACCTGCGATTTGAAACACCCGTTCGACGGGTCGGTCGCTCCGGCCGGACTCCTCTATGCCCTAGGAGGCATCGCTATGTCCGCTTTTGACACTATGTGGTCCGTTTCGCAGCAGCACATCGCCTCGCCGGCCGAGGAGGTCGAGCTCATCGCTCAGGCGAAGCAGGGCGTCGAGGCTGCGACGATGCGCCTCTTCGAGTCCTACGTGACCAACCTCCGCGGCGCCGTGCGGAAGTACGCCGTCGCCCTCTCGGTCGAGGACGCGCAGCAGGTCGCCTTCGTCGGCTTCCTCAAGGCGATTCATGACTTCGACCCGGCGAAGTCGAACCGGCTCCTGTCCAACCTGCACCACGTCTCCTCGGCACTGTCGCGTGAGGCGTCTCTCGCGACGGGCGGCTTCTCCATCGCGCCCCGCATGGTCGACCGCTTCTACTCGATCCTCCGTGAGGCCGAGGGCGACCCGGAGACGGCGGCGAAGCTCGCGCCGACCCGCGAGCGCGACTCGATGCCGGAGGCAACCTTCTGGACGATCTACGAGGCCCTCGCCGCCGCGGGCCGCTCGCTCGAGGTCGTCATCGAGGTGCACGGCGAGGAGGCCCTGAGCGACGTCGCCGCGCCCCGCGAGATGACCGACGCCGAAGACCGCATCCTCGTCGAGGTCGCCTTCGGCGCCGTGAGCGACGTCGAGGCGACGGTCTGCCGCATGGCGTACGGCTTCACCGACTACGACCCGGTGCCGGACGCCGAGATCGGTCACCGTCTCGGCTTCTCCCGTACGAAGACCCTCCGCACGCGTCAGGGCGCGCTCGGCAAGATGCGTGAGGCGATCGGCGCGATCGACGCCTGACGCGACCGGATCCGGGGCCGGTGCACAGGCCGGCCCCGCCCGGCGCATGAGACCGGCGAGACCAACCAACCCCGACGCCCACAACCGAGGAGACACCGACCGTGAGCACCTACGACGCCGACCTGATCTCACGCGACGACTACGACTTCGTCGACTTCGACGAGCGCGACGCCCGCGACGACGCCCGCGACGAGTGCGTGCGTGAGCTCGTCTTCGACCTGCCGGCCCGACCGGGTACCCGGCGGTGAGCGCGACCATGACGAAAACCATCAACGAGCAGCTCGCCGCCATGCGCCCCTGGTGCGCCCGCAAGGCCGAGGCGATGCTTCCGCAGGCCGAGGTACCCGACGCCGTACAAGAGGCGCTCATCGCCATATGGAAGGCGTCGCCCCGCGTGCGCCCCGGCCGCGACCCGTGGCCGCTCCTGACCGTCGTAGCTCGGCAGGAGATCGCCCGCCACGCCCGCCGCTTCTACGACGCAAACGTGCTCGACCGGATCGACGAGAAGAAGGATGCCGACCTCCCGACGGCCGAGCTCATGCCGGCGAGCGGTGACGGCGAGCTGAGCTTCTCGCCTCGCATCGCTGCGGCGCTCGCGACCCTGCCGGAGCGGCAGCGCGAGATCCTGCTCGAGACCGTCGCCGAGGGCCGGACCAACCTCGCGGCGGCGTCGCTCCTGGGCGTCTCCGAGGCCCGCGTACGGGCGAGCGTCGCTCGGTCGCTCGAGCTGCTACGCGCCGCTCTCGCCGAGGAGGTGCCCGCGTGACGACCTACGGACCCGAGCAGCCCTGCGCCCGCACGGACTGCGTCGACGAGCCCCCGCACAAGGGCGGCGAGCACATCGATCCGCGCTCGCCCCGGTATGACGGTCCCGGCGCCACCTTCGGCGCTCTGCCTCACAACTGCCGGCGAGCGGCGTACGCCCTGAAGGCTTCCGGCGCCCCGGTGCCGGAGGTCGTCGAGATGGCGCGCGAGATCCTGCGCCTCCGCGATCAGGTCGCCGCCGTGCAGGTCGACCGCGACCGGCAGGTGCTCGCCGCGTCGAAGCGGGCGCTCTCCTGCGAGGCACACGGCGAGCAGATCGCCGAGCTCGAGAAGCAGGTCGACCACTTCGATCGGCTCGCCGCGCGGAACGACCGCGGGCGAATCGCCCTGCTCGCCCTGCCACGCTCCATCGAGGAGCTACGAGCCGACGAGAAGCCGCCCACCATCGCAGCGCTCAAGAAGGCAGCACGGAAGGTGCTCGACGCGCACGGCCGAGCTTGGAAGTGATGAAGGCCCCGTCACCTGGGATGACTCAGGGGCGGGGCCTTCGTCGTGAGTCGCTTACGTGACATCACAAGGTAGCCCGCCTCCGCTATCGTGAGGCGCTCTGCTCGTGTGTCGACCCTCGCAGGAGACCTACCGTGGCTCACCCCTACCCCCCGCCCGCTCATCCGCCCTACGGCCCTCCTACGGCCCCTAAACGGCAGTCCTTCTGGGCGTCGCCCGGCGGCATCTTCCTTATCATCTTCGGCTCGCTCGCCCTCGTCGGCCTCATCTGCGGCGGCGTGCTCGCCCTCGGCAAGCTGAGCTCCGACCGGGCCTCGGGCAATCTCGACGCCCAGGTGACCTCGTGCAACGCGTCGAGCTCGGTCGCGGAGGTCGGCGTGAGCGTGAAGAACAACGGGCGCGAGACCGTCGACGCGAGGGTGCGTTTCGAGTACCGCGACGCGACCGGCGCCCGGCTCGACACCGACTCGACGACTATCCGCAACATCACCCCCGGCGACACGGCGCGAGCGAACGAGTCGACCTTCCTCGACGCGCCGCCCGGCTCGACGATCGAGTGCCGCATCGTCGGCGTCTCGGCCTCCTGACCCGCACGAACAGGCCCCGCCCTCCGAGCTCGACTCGCCGGTCGGGGCCTCTTCGTTACTGACTTGCGTGAGGCGCCTCACGCGTGGTCTACTTGACGTGTTCAGCCCCGACGACGAAGGAGCCGAGATGATCCGCATGACCCGCACCTCGAAGAACGGTCAGGTTGTCGAGACGCAGGACTTTCCGACCACCGAGAAGGCCCGCGCCGAGCTCTACGTGACCGACGGCATCTCGGCGGGCGCGTGGACGCGCGGCCGAGACGGTGAGCTGTTCCACTGCATCGGCGGCGAGCGTTACGAGCTGACCGAGATCGCCGAGGTGGCCCCGGCCGAGGCCGTCGAGGACGCCGCCCGGGCGCTCGCCGCCGATGCCCGCCCCTTCGCGATCCGCGACCGCGTCGCACACGTCGTGGGCGGCGCGACCGGGACGGTTGTCGGCCTCGGCACGGGGCGCCCTGACGGCATCCTTGACGTTCGGTGGGACAAGCCGAAGTACGGCGAGATCGAGGTTTCGGGCGATTGGCGCCGCAACTTTCGTCACGTCTGACCATCCCGACCGGGGCCGGTCTCTCGCCAACCGGCCCCGTGAGTCGCCTCTCGCGTAAGGAGACACGCCCGATGACCCCGACCTCGCCCCGCCTGATCGCTGCCTACGTCGGCCCGATCGCCGGCCTCGCCGCGTACCTCCGCGCGCTCCTCGGCGGTGCCCGGTGACCGCCCGCGAGCTCGCCGCCCTGATCCGTCACGCCGTCGCCCGGCTCGAGCGCCGCGACCCGCCGCGCGCCGACCGAGTCACCGCCGAGCACGCCCTGAGCCTGTACCTCGCTGAGGCCCTGACGCGGGGCCTCGTGCGCGAGCTCTCCGTCGCCGGTCGCGCCGCCCTCGACTTCACCTACCGCGAGCTCGAGCGCGAGCTCGCCGACGCCGCCCTCTTCGCCCGACTGACCGAGCTCGAGAAGGAAACCCCGAAGTGAAGACGCCTGAGAGCCTCTACGTCTACCCTCCGAACGCCCTAGCCCGCCTCACCGCCTACGTCTCGACCGGGCGCTTCTGGGCGTACGTCGGCCTCGTGCTCGGCGCCGTCGGCTCGCTCGCCGCGAACGTCCGGCACACCTACCTTCCGCCGGAGGGCGCGCCTGTCGACTGGACGCCCGGCGCCGACGCCCTCGCGGCTGCTGTCTTCTGGCCGATCGCCCTCTTCGTCGGCCTCGAGGTCATGGCGCGGAGCAACTTTGCCGCCGGGTGGCGTGGCGTTGCCCTGCGCGCGCTCGGCGTCGGTCCGGTAACCCTCGTTGCTGGCATCGCGAGCTACCTGCACCTCTCCGGCCTGCTGCGGCACCTGGGCGAGGTCGACGCGATCGTCTACCTCGGCCCGCTCGGCGTCGACGGCCTGATGCTCATGTGCTCGGCCATGCTGACCGCGACGGCGAAGCGTCAGGCCGTAGCCCGGGTCGCAGCGGGCCGCCTGGGCGCTCATCGGCCGTATACCTGGGCGGTGCCGGCCGGTGCCCGGATGCTGCCGATCGTGCCGAACGTCGCTCCGGCTCCGGCTCCGGTCGCCCGCCCGCGTGTCGCCGCCTGGGTCACGGCTCCGCGTAGTGCTCGCCGGCTCCCGATCATCGCAAAGACGGCCCCGACACCCGCCCCGGTGCGCCCCGTCGGATGGCTCGCCGCTCCGCGCGGTGCCCGGCGCCTGCCGATCATCGCGAAGGCGGCTCCGGTTCCGGCCCCGGTTCGCGTCTCCGGCTTCGTCACCGTGCCGGCGACCGCTCGCCCGCTCCCGGTCGTACCGCGGGTACCGGCCCCTGTGCTGGCTCCCGCTCCGGCCCCGCGTCCGTCCGGCTGGGTCCGGCCCGCGGTTGGCGCGAAGGTGCTCGCGATCGTGCCGAAGTCGGCTCCGGCGCCGACCCGGCCGCACGACCGCAAGCCGGCGAACGGGAAGCGCCCGCTCGCGGAGACGAAGCGCCTCGCCGAGGAGATCATGCGCGAGGCGCGCGAGAAGGGCGAGAAGATCACTCAGCAGGAGCTCGCCGCGAAGCTCAGCATCTCCCGGTGGACGCTGCGCGACGCGCTCGCGCTCACGCCTGCCGCCTGACCTGCTCGTCCGGCTACGGCCCCGCTTCCAACCTGGGAGCGGGGCCTTTTCGTAATTAGGTCTACTACGGCCCGCCGCCGGGCGCCGCCGAGGAGAACTTCGGCCGGATGCTCGCCACGGACCTCAGGGCGTACCGGGACGAGCTGGTGGTCTCCAGCAAGGCCGGCTACCTGATGTGGCCGGGCCCGTACGGCGAATGGGGTTCCCGCAAGTACCTGGTCTCCTCGTTGGACCAGTCGCTGCGCCGCCTCGGGCTGGACTACGTCGACATCTTCTACTCGCACCGCTTCGACCCGGACACGCCGCTGGAGGAGACGATGGGCGCGCTCGACGCCGTCGTCCGCTCCGGCAAGGCGCTCTATGTCGGCATCTCCAACTACGACTCGGAGCAGACCGAGCGGGCCGCCACGATCCTGCGCGAGCTGGGCACGCCGCTGCTGATCAACCAGCCGTCCTACTCGATGCTCAACCGCTGGACGGAGGACGACGGCCTGCTCGACACGCTGGAGCGGGTCGGTGCGGGCTGCGTCGCCTACAGCCCGCTCGCCCAGGGCCTGCTCACCGACCGCTACCTCGGTGGGATCCCCGCGGGCTCCCGGGTACGCACCAGCGTCTTCCTCAGCGAGCGCGACCTCGGCGAGGAGAAGATGGCCACCGTCCGGGCGCTCGGCGCGATCGCCGAGCGGCGCGGCCAGTCCCTGGCGCAGCTCGCGCTCGCCTGGGCGCTGCGCGATCCGCGGATGACGAGCCTGATTATCGGGGCGAGCAGCGTGCCCCAGCTGGAGGCGAACATCGCCGCGCTGGGCAACCTCGACTTCACCGCCGAGGAGCTGACCGAGATCGACCGCCACCTCGGCTGAGCCGCGCCGGTTCCCGGGAAGTCCGGAAATGGTGTCGACGTGATTGCCGGACGGGCCGGTGGAATCGCACCACCGGCCCGTCCACACACTTGGCAGTTCATTTACTGCGGGTGCGAGACGTCCCCGCAGGTGACGATTCCACCGATGGCCGGGTTGGCCCGAGCGTGGTACCAGACGGTGCCGGACGAGTCCGCCATCGAGCCGCTCCAGAGAACGCAGCCACCCAGGCCCACGTACGTCTTGGCCGGGCCGGCGTAGTAGAACTTCAGCCCCTCGTCCTGGACCGGCGACGCGTAGTCCGTGTCGGCGTAGACCCCGGTGCGGGTCGCCACCCCGACGTACGCCGACTTGAGCGTCACCACGCACGCGTAGCCGGTCAGGTTGTTGCGCAGCAGGTGGAGCGTACCCAGCAGCTCGCCGGTGTCCTTGCGGATCGGGTCCTGGTCGATCCGCGTGTAGCCGACACCGCACACCGCCTCCGGCGTGTACGGGTTGACTGCCGCCTGCGCCGGGGCACCCGCCACGCCGACCAGCGCCGCCACCGCCGTCACCGCGACCGCAATTCTCCGCATCATTCGGAACACCCGTTCTCCCCCTTCACCGAGCGATCTGGTTGCCGGGACAGCGTGGCAATTCCGGCACGCAACGATGTATGTCCGGGCCCGACACCACGACGGAACCGATGTGTGCCCGAGGGCCACCCCGACCATTTCACCAGCGACGGCACGGCGCCTCCATTGACGTTCTTAGATTATGACCAATCCCACGATCAATTTCCGCCGCCGTCACGAGATCACTCGTGCGGGGGAGGCGGCGGTCCGAGCGGGCTTGTGATGCTGCGAGTCGAGAACACAATCCGCTCACCCGAGGAGAAGGCATGACCAGAGCAGGCTTGCGTACGTTGGTGGCCCTCAGCGTGGCGACGGTGACCGCGTCCGCCATCCCGGCCGCCACGCCGGGGGTGGCCTCCATCCGGACGCAGTCGACCGCGAGCGTGACCGGGTCCGCACGGGTCTTCTACCCCCAGGCGCCCGACGACGACGTCCGTTTCACTTTCGACGCCCGCGCCGTCTCCCCCGCCGCGGGCCAGGTCCCTTACCCGGCCGATGCCGAGGGAACGGTCCGCGTCTACCACCGGGTGGCCGCCCTGGATCTCACCCTCTGGGCCGAAGGGGAGGTGAACTGCGTGATGACCAGCGGCCGGGCCTCGACACTGACCGCGATCGTCACAAAGACCTCGCCCGAGCTGAATCAGAGCTGGCTGGGCAAGCACCTCGGCTTCACCGTCTTCGACGGTGGTGACGACGACTCCGGGCGCAGCCTCGACCAGATGGGGTCGACAGGACCACTGGAGAACCTGGCAAAGTGCATGGCCGGGAGCCCGAACGCACCCGTCATGGCGCCCGCGCCGTTCTTCACGGTGCGAAGCGGCGGCTACCAGGTCACATCCGCCTGA